CAGTTCCTGCGGATAAAGATACATTAGAATGAGTAGCGGTAGCATCAGGACGAATATTAACAATTTCTCTTTGACCGTCATTTAAATAATCCAAAAGTTCGCCTTCCGTCCATCGTACATTTGTATTATCTTGTAAGATGTTCTGGACTCTCGAAAGAATATGTTGCCCTTGTAGTGTTCCTGCCATTTATCACTCTTCTACTTTTTTACTCTTTGTAGTTTTTTTAGGTTTCTCCTTAGTCTCTTCGATAATTTCTTCCATTTTCTTAGGTGCTTCTTTTACTTCAGTGCACCCAGCTTGTATGCAGGCATACGCTATGTAGTCAGGAAACTCTCTTGTTTCTCCAGCTTCTAGTCTAACTGCATCACCAGTAGTTAAAGCTACGTAAACATCTTCACTAGCTTTTACTAACATTCTTTTTACTTCTTTTTCTACCATTTAAAACTCCTGTTTGATAGAAGGGGGTGGCCCTAAGACCACCCCAATCTTAATTAAAATGCGCAATCTACTCTGATTACACCAAAGTCTTCATCCTGACCAGAAATGTCAGAATTGTACTTAGGCTTTTTAAGACCCATGATCTTACCGATAGAGATACCATTTTGGTTTCCGTAGTCGAAAGTGTCTTCAACTATTTCTGGTAAACCGATATCTGCCATAGCAAGAGCTTGAGCTCCACAGAATAAGCAAGCAGCGAAGTCAATGTCACTACCAGATCCACCTTTCTGAGTACCTGAAGTACCTTGAGAAGTGTTTGGTACGTGTCTGAATTCGTGAACCATGACACCGTCAACCATTAAGCTAGAAGATCCAGCAAATAGTTCGTTGTTTGGTCCTCTGATACCAGCGCTTCTTACGTTAGATAAGAAGTCTGAATCTAGTTTCAGATCAGCC